GTGATGTCCGTACCCTCAAGGTACTTCCGGGCGATTGTACCGTATCCCCGCTTCAACGAAGTTGAGGCGCCCCCTGAGAAACTCCCACGAAGGGATTCCCAAGGAACATCACCAAGCGTCTGCGAGATAAACTTCGCAGCCGTGTCGGCAATGTGAACTGCACTGATATCGATGAGGGCATCGTTTGTAAAAACGACGTCCTCCTCGCTCATGTGCATTAAACGCATGTTTGTCGCCCTATTGGTGACCTCGCAAGCAAGCCACTTGTTAATGGCTCGCTCACGCCTTACTTCCGGAGGATCCGAATAGGCTGGATCCAAGAGCTTAGACTCGAATTCCTTAAGCAGATATTCCGCTTTTGGGGTCTTGTCCATACTCAACTCGTGGACGAAAAGTTCACGAAAGGAAGTATAGAGGTTTGGGGAAGTTGCAAAAGACTGATGTCTCTTAGCGGCTTTCACGGGTTAATACCTCGTTAGCGAACAGGGCAGAAGCCCTGGGTTCCCTTGGTCGGATAGCACCATTGCTACCCGATTGGACAAAAGTAGCCAAATGCGACTAGCCACTCCTGGGTAAGCGCAAAAGCGCAGCCCGCAGGAGTGGTCAGCCACAGGAGACCACCGAAGCCCAGAATACCGAGGATGACCAAAGTCATCTCAGTAAACACCCTCATTCTTCACGAGGGCATCATTGACGAGGACCTTGCTGGTCGCCAGCGCGCTCGACATCATGCCGATTGCGTCTGTGCGTTCCTGCTCGGTCGAAGTCTCGTCAAAAGACGTGGACAGGTTGACATAACCTGTACGCACAACCTTGGGAGAACTGACACCATTAATGGTCTCAGTCACGACCACCGGCAACACTAGCCGGACTTCGCCTTTGAACCGTTTACCGGTCTGCTTCATGCTGACCGTAAAGCGCTTCTCCCCAATAGGGGTTCCTGCGTTATTCACCGTCTCGCCGACGCCGCTCTCGATTCCTCGAGGGACGAACGTCAAGTTGACGGGGGTAACGGGGGTGCGATCCGTGAGGATCACATTCTGCAGTTGGGGCATTAAGCCTCTCCTGTGTGATGTCCCGAGGGACAGTCGTTGCGGTATACCGGTTCCTATCGGAGACCAGCAGTGACCTGGGTTAACGCGATAGCGGATGCTATGCGTTGAGGCGAGGTAAACGGAAACTTGAAATAGGTTAGACTCATTGGCCAGGAAGAATATGTCTGGCGAACGATGAATCCTCTTTCAACACGGGAACGTGCTCCTGCAAGGGAGCTTACTTTGTTCCAGTATGCAGGGCTGGAGGCTTGCTTGCGCTTGCCCCCAACCGTGACAGACCCGAATGTTTTCGTGGTCTGATATCCGTCTACGAATTTCAGTCCGAACGTAGCCGTGAGGCTTCCCAACCAGTCGCCAATTGGAAGAATCCAGTCGACAACAAAGGTAAAAGGGACAGCTACCCAAACCACATAAAGCGGATTGGTCAGCTGAAACCCCGCAAGGTAGGCGGACAATGCGTCCTCTACCCGAAAGCGGAATTTAGTCTCCACCTCACACAGTGAAACATCCTCTTGGGAAGTCTTTTCCCAATAAGAGCTGTCTCCGAAACGCGGCTCGAGCCATAATGACTCTCTGACGCGCCGTTTAACATATGTGTGGTGAGCGAGTGGGTCTCCGAAGAGATCCTTAGTCGCTTCGACTGCGCCGAAAATGTCGTTCAACAGAGGAAGCCATCCATACTGGATCTCCAGCCACATATCAGCAATGCTGTTAGGGTTGGTCCAGTGATGTTTGGTCAGACCGAGCACTTGAAGTGCCTTGTCTGTCTTACCCTTCCTCATGTAGGTCCACGCAAGAAGAACCTGCGTGGCACGCTCGACGACTAACATGACAGTCTTGTCGATATCGACAAGGCTCTCCGCGAGGTCAAGTTTCGACTCAAGCATTTTAAGCTTGGCTTCCACTACGCCCCGGCGTCGGAGGGAGGTGACTACCGTGCGATTATAAATCGCCTGGAATGAACCAGAGGACCCGTTAGGGTCTATCTCGTCCAAGTTGCCATCCAACCACCCAGTGGTATTACCACCGGCGTAGCCCAGCCCAATGGGCAGAGCTTCGCAACGAAACCTGTTTCGAACTGAGTTCTTATACAGGGTGATGTCCCATTCTAGGACATGTCGTCGCATATAGGACGCAAAATAATCTGTGTTCCTATATTCCTTGTACCCAGTAATACCGGATTGCATGTTGCCTCGGGTCGTCTGACCCTTGACTCCACCCGCACCGACTGTATTGCCGAGTACCATCGCGCTTGCTATCGCAAGATCTGGCGTGGGATAACCCACGTTTGGATCCGTCGATAGGGGGGCGAGATTAGCAGGAGTCCCTCCAGTGACACTTGTCGTGCCATTGGAAGACCTGCGAGGAGCGTTAACGTACATCGTGACCTCCGAAAGTGAGAGACCACCTGACGGACAGCATATCCTATGGATATCCTTTCCTGTGGCCAGTGATGGCCATGAGAGCACCTAGCGGTGC